TTCAGCTGCATTGAGCATTGGTGTAAATACCGCCGCTTATGTGTCTGACTCGGTAGGTGCTTCGCCTGCCGCCCACGTATGGGTTGCTGGTGCTTCAGCAGCTGCTACGGTTGCTGCACAGGCATTTGTGACGATGTTTAACTCTACCGTCTACAACACAAGCACGGCTGTACGGGAGAACTTCTATGCTGCGACTATGGCGGCAGGTGTTCCGTGGTGCAGGATTCTCAGGAAGAACCCTGACAGCACCTACGAACTCTCGCTTACTGCGCCATCTTCCTTGGTATCGGTTGGCGGTGTAATTGCGGCACGGATAGGAATTGAGGAAAAGAACATCAAGGATGGCAAGAGATATATCTCTCTTGGCGTGAATTCCTCAAACGATGAAATACCTTACTCTGTAATGCTCGTCCGCGAGGTTTACGACAGGACAGAGAACTATACAAAGAACCAGGGTAAGGATATGAACTTGGCAGGCTCTACAGCGTGGTCACACGCATAAGTGACAAGGGGGGCTTCGGCTCCCCTATCTTAATTTATAGGAGGTAACATGAGGCTTGAGGGTAAACAAGTCAGCGTAAAAATGCCTGACGGTACGGAGAGACAGTACGAAATTAAGTATCCTATTAAAGAGAAGGACGAGGTTTATATTGTAGGGTGTGCTGGCACAAAAGACATGGTTCCCTTTGACAACCCCAACGCTGAGTATTGGGGGGTGAACAACCTGTGGGGCGTACCGTTAAAAGGCGCACATTGGGACAGGTGGTTTGAGATCCACAACATCTGGTTTGACCAGCAACAGAATAAACTTGTCAGGCGTGAATTAACAGACTTCAGAGGACAGGTTATAGACGACTATCTAAAAGGCTTGGCAAGCCTTGGATGTCCCGTATATATGCAACAGTTTTGGCCTGAACTTGTGCCGAATAGCGTACCATTCCCGAAGGACGCCATGCTGAAATGGTTTGCAGAGGAACTTCCATTACCAAGCGGAAAGTTAGGCATAGGGTGGCAGAAAGCACGGTATATCACGAACTCAATTACGGTGCAGATATGCTTTGCCATGTATCTCGGATTTAAGAAGATTCATGTGTGGGGCGTGGATATGGCTGTCGGGACAGAGTACGAAAAACAAAGACCCAGTTGTGAATATTGGATGGGGCTTGCTGACGGACTTGGCATGGAAATATCCGTACCCGATGAAGCAGACCTTCTCAAGACACTCTTTATCTATGGCCTTGAAGAACCCCTTCAGGATGCATGGACGAAGAAGCTGACAAAGGTAAAGATTGACGCTATGAACAAACTTGCCCAAGCAGAACGTCAGGCAGAAGAATCACGAAGGACGGCAGACCAATACAGAGGCATGGCTATGGGCATCAGTGAAATGCGGAAGGTATGGTCTAACATGATGGACAATATACAAAGGAGTGCATCGTGATAGTGCGTATGAGGTCAATAGGGTCATACTTGTTCCATGACAAGTTGGTTAGACCTGGTGACATTATCGAAGGTACAACGAGCGAATATGAATGGCTGCGTGGCGCTGACTGTGCTGTTAAACTTGGCAATATTGAAGAACCTATTGAAACACAGATGGTAGATACGGAAAAGAGGACGGAGAGAAGAATTGTCCGTAAAGCAAGATAGGAGTATGGAGGTAAGAGATGGCTAAATTTTGTTCAACGGTGGTTACAGCAGGAGCAGCAACGATAATCCGTGATAGGGTGAGCCGTATTGTCTTAGGCGATGACACCGTTGCCGATACAGCTACTCATGCCGAAGCGACTGCAAGCAACATGATAGCGACAACCACGATGTCTGATGCGCAGATGACCCTTGCTGATAGTTCAGTGAGTGGAAAGAAACTGACTATATCAGCGCAGGCAACGCTGGCTGTGGAAACAACGAAAGTTGCCGCTTATGTTTACCTTATCAGTTCAGGGGCAACAGGCACTATCTATTACAGGACTTCGTGTGCTACACGGGCGTTCACCTCTACTTCTGACAGGGTGACTATCCCTGCGTGGGATATTCATTTCTACGATGCAACGTAGGTGATGACATGAGGGAGGTTGTCTACTTAGGACACTCCAACAGTATTGATTGTATCCTGAAATCTAACGGAAGTGCCGTTGATTTGTCGGTAGTTACGCCTACGCAGATGACGTTGAATTGTGGCACATATGTTATCACTTCAACGAATAATGCGACACATCACATCCTGTGGAGTCAGGCGGGGTATGAAACGGGCGAGGTAAGGTTGTTCCTCGGTTCGACAACGATAGGGGCAGGCGAATATGATGCACCGTTAATTGTCTATTCCGCTACGGCTACAAACGGGGTTGTGTGGGGAAAGATACCGTTAAGGGTAAGGTCGGGGGTGGCATCGTGATATGCAGGATAGCATCTAACACAACTGCTTTACCCGTGTCAGTCGGTGAAGTGAAAGACCACCTACGGGTGGATTCTACCTATGACGATGTTGTTATCAGAAGCATGATTATTTCAGGTGCTGAACTGGCAGAGAACAAGACTGACCGTTCATTGACGGTGAAACAGTATGAGATAACCTTAGATGATTTTCCTGGGGATACTTATGCTATACCTCTCTTATATCCTCCTGTGTCCTCGTCCGCTGTTGATGTGGTGATAACGTATCTTGACGAGTCGAGCCATGAGTCAACGACATTGCCTGCAACGTGTTACACGGTGGACTACAAGTCACTTCCGAACAGGATATACCCTGCAAGCACAAACGAATGGCCTGATGTGTCAACGAGAACCAACGCCGTCACTGTTACCTATTACAGTGGATACTCCACCTGCCCTGAACCTATAAAGACATGGATAAAGATGTATGTGGGTGCGTTATACGAGAACAGGGAAGGGATAATAAACCAGAACCAGAATAGAATATCAAGACCGTGGCTGGACGGACTCTTAGACCCTTATGTCGTACCACAGGTGTACTGATGCATGCGGGAAGGCTCAGGAACAGGATAACGATACGGAACTTGGTAGAGACTCAATCTACCGTAACGGGAGAGTTGGTCAGGTCATGGTCAACTGTAATAGACGGAGTTTGGGCAAGCGTAGAGCCGTTATCAGGAAGGGAATATTTCGCAAGCCAGCAGTTTCAAAGCAAAGTTAGCCATAGAATTATCCTTCGATATTCAACAGTAAATGTTACCCCGAAGATGACGGTTCATAACGGTACTCATGTTTATGAGATAGAAACCGTCATCAATCCAGAACTCAGAAACAAGGAACTACAGTTGATGTGCTTTGAGAGGATAGCAACGTAATGCCACAGGATATAGCTACTATCAAACTGGTAGGGTTCAAGCAACTTTTTGAGGAACTGGAGGAGTTTCCTCGCAGGGCGCAAAAGAAAGCATTGCGGCAATGTTGCATGGCGGGTGCGGATATTATTAGAGATGATGCGAAGAAGAACTGTTACCGTGCGCCGAGGGATTACTGGTCAAAGATACAGGAGATTATCGGTTATCAGGTAAAGATAGGTAAAAGGCTAGGGTTTGTTGATGTTAAGTTTTCCCACATGATACCCGACATTCAGTCTGTTGGAAAAGCAGTAACAGGACAAGGGGAACTAACAAAGCAAAAGTTTAGCCCGGGATGGGTTGCAAAGAATATCTTTATCGGACGGGCAAGGAAACGTCCCGTATTGACAGAGATTTATCGTGTGTTTCTCGGTGATGCAGCATGGTTTGGAAGGTTTCTTGAGTATGGGACAAGCACAACTCCGAAGCATCCTTTTATTCGTCCTGCATTGTGGAAGAACGTAAATAAGATATTGAACGTCATGCGGAGGACGTTAGCAGATTGGCTAGTGACCGAATACAGAAAAAGTGGCTCTAACAGGATACTCCAGGCATATATTGCTGGCAGAGGATTATGATAGAGAATTATATCTTCCGACACTTATCAACTTCGGCAACTGTAACTAGCCTTGTGGATTCTCGCATATATCCGTTGAAAGCACCAGAAAATCCTACATACCCCTTTATCGTGTATCAAAGGATTGGCTGTATACCCGAATATGGGGTGGACGGTTTTCATAATTTATCCAATGTCAAGGTTG